CGCTCGCGTCGGCCCGCAGGCCGTGGTGGGTTTCGAGGTACTTGCGGAGCTTCGGATTCATAGCCTGCCTCTCCTGATTGACGGAGCGAATCTTCGCGCGTTTGTCCGCGCCGATAGGGGTCAAGGAAACCTCGCGGCCTTCCCAGCGCGTGGTGACGCGGAAGGTGCGCTGCCTGGCCGTGTAGCTGCGGCCTTTGACGGTCGCACTCTGCCCGGCCGGAATGTCCACGTATTCGATCGAGCGGTAGCCGACCGACACGTCGCGGACGTGACGGTCCTTCACCTTCTGCCACGCCCGCTCGCTGCGTTCGTCGGTGGCGAAGTACAAGCGGCCAAATGCCTGGTCGCCTTGCACGCGGAGCTGCCGCGCCGAGCCAAACTGATCGTCGAGCGACCAGCGGTAATGGTTTTCGAGCATCGGGACCTGGTCGGGCAGCTCCGCCCCGTCCATCCGCAGCACTTCGTCGATCAGCTCGTAGCGCTGCCAGTCCATCACGGTGACCGGGTCTTCGGACGCGAAAGCGCACTCGACGCTGCGCGTCGCCTCATCGACTGAGTCGGCGCGGAGCGTCAGCGTGCGAGTGAAGATTTCACGCTGGGCAAACTCGGCCAGCGGGTCGCTGCGCGTGCTGAGCGGTTCCAACGTCGCCGTTGAAACTGGCGAGATCGGAGGGGCTGTTGTGGGCGAGCTCATTAGGCGACTTCCTCCTCTTCGACGGCTTCGAGCTTCTCGCCTTGCCGGCGATCGTCGCGGGCCGCGGCTCCGCTGGCGGCATTGCCCCCGCCGAGCCAGGCGGGCCGCGGCACCTCGGGCGCGGCGTCATAAGCTGCGATCACGCGACGCATCGACTGCATGTGCTGTTCGATCGACTTGCCGCGGGCGCTCACCACGTCGATCAGCGTGTGCGCCTGGCTTTCCAGGCCCGTGGTCTCGGCGTCGGCCTCTTTCGTCGGGTCGACGTGCCCGCGCGGCTGCCAGGTCCAGATGTAGACGACGCGCTGCGGCCGCTTGCGGAGCGCGGCGACCGTAAAGCGAGCCTCGGCTGCGATCAGGTCGACCAGGTAATTGAGATATCCGGCGCTGTTGGGCGTGCCGCTCAGAAAGCACTGGATCGACTGCCCGGCGCGGTTGTAACTCTGCGTGTCGAGTCGGGCGGAGCTGTAGTTGTGCTTGCTGCTGTCCAGCCGGACCATCATCAGCGGCATATTGAACGGCCGGCCAATTTCCCGCTGCCGCTCGGCGCGATATTCGGGGTACTGCACGGCCGGCTGCGTGGCCGGCGAGTACATCGGCTTCCAGCCAGGCGGCACCATCTTGAGCGTGCGGCGCTCGTAGGTCGCCGACTCGGGCGCCGTCCACAGCACCGCGTCGAGATGCTCGGTGTAGAGCAACCCGTGCTGATCGGCTTGCAGCCGCGCGGCGTCCTGGACCTGGTCGTCGTAATCGCGGAGGTCCGCGGCCGCCTGGAGCGAGGGCGTGAACCAGGGGAAGCCGCGGGCCTGGCCCTCTTCGTCCAAGAAGAAACCGTGCAGCATCAGGTCGGGCGGCACGGGCACGTACTCGTAGCTGTAGCCGTCGCCAGCGAACCGCTTCACCCAATAACGCTGCGGCCGATCGTCCTGATCCAGGTCGATCCCCAGGCAGTGCCGCGGGCCAATGCGTGCGACGGGTGACTCGATCCGCCGGGGCGGGATGAGCCGCAGCCGCATTTGCACCGGACCGATCGCGTTCCGATCGGTGTCGATCTGCGCAAAAAACTCACCGCACCGCGGCAGGTTGCGGACCCACAGCTTGAGCAGCGCCGCGCCCGACACGTCGCGCCGAAACGTCGGGGCTGAAAACCACCATTGCCACAATCGCTCTAGGGCTTCGTTGTAGGCGGGATCGTCCGATTGGACTTCCAGCCGCGGACCGTCGGGACCCACCACGTCGTCGGCGAGCGTGTTGCAAATCCCCGTCATCAGCGGATTCTGCCGCGTCTCGTAAATCGAACGGGCGCGGAGCGTCGTCAACTGCGCTCGCAGCCAGTCGTTAATCTCGGCATCCTGAGCCCGCGCCCAGTGCGCCTCGTTTAGCCGCGTGGTTTCGCCCGCTTCCCAATGCCGCTGGTGCATCCAGTCGGGATGCGTTTCGTAGCGCGTGGCCGAGCTGCCCGCAGAGCGGGCTGCAACAGCACCGCCGAAGGCCGGATCGACAATGTAGGTTTCGGTGCTCACTCGCTCGACTCTTCGGCTCGGGCGTAGATGATTTTCGTTTGCTGAAGCCCGCCGCTTGATTGGGCCAGGTCCTGCGCGAGCAGCTTCCGGGCTTCCTTGATGAACTCGTCGAGGGCCGCGGCGTTCGCCCAGCTCATCCCCTGCTGACCGCCGCCGGCCAGCGATCGGCTGATGTTGGGCGTCGTCGCCAGGCGGGCCTTGCAGGCGATCGCCTTGCGGATGGCCGTCTGATAATCGCCCGCGTCAAGCGCCGCGACCGCTTCGCCGTACAGGCTTTCGATCTGGGCAATGCTCACTGGGCAACGCTCACTGGCCTGGCGATCGCGACGCGCGGGCTTCCACTTCAACCGTTAAATGTCCACCTCACCCCGGCAAGCAAAGTCGGTTACAGCGTCCGCTCGACGCTCTTGAACCTGGCCAGGCACGCGCCGCACTTGTGATGGCGCACGGGACGGCGGGTGCTCGTCACTTTGATTTTCGGCGAGCCACACTGCGGGCACGCGGCCACGGGGTAACCGACGGCGGTCGGAGGTTCCTGCGCAGGTTCCTGCTGGGCCCGGCCGCCGAATTCGGCGACAGCCGACGTCGGGAGCGCGGCGTCGTCCAGGCTGGCCGGACCTGACTCGAGCTGCTCGGGCGCGGGCGGCGGAGTGGGCAGCTCGCGGAAACTGAACCGCAAGCCGCAGTGATTGCACCGCGCTCGGCCTGGCGTGAACCAGGTCGCGACGCCGAATTGCGCGACGCGGGCCTCGGCCGCGGCGTCCAAAGGGGGCGGCGCAACGAGAATCTTCGCATCCTGACAACCGCACCGCGGGCACTCTGGCCCGTCGCATCGTTCCAGTAGCATCAGCTCTACCTCTTCGATTGGGACGAAAACCAACCGCCCGATTTGGGCGCGTCGCCAGCGAGTTGCCCGGGAATGTGCGGCGTCGGCTTCGCGGTCGACGGCCCCAACCGGAAGCCGCGGATATTGGCCCCCACGTCGCAGTAGGCGCTGGCGTCCAGATAGTGCACGTTGTCGCTCTTGGCCTTCCACCGCCGCCGCACGGTTCCCTTGTACGGCTCTTCGATCTCGACTTCGTTGCAGATGTGGTGCGCGTAGCCCGTGTGCCCGCGCTCGTCGTGACTGAGCCGGCCGCCCGGCTCGCCCGGCTGGCCGAACAAGTACATGCAGCCCGGCTTGCCGGGGGCCGTCATCCAGCGATCGTGTTCCCACCGCTTCCACCGATCGGCGTCGGAGCACACCAGCCAAATCGAACCGCGCCGCGACAGAAACCAGCCGTCACCCGGCCGGCGATCGCGACTGGCTTTCTGCACGTGTGAAAAATTCGCGGACGCACAGCCGCTCGACTGGCCGAAGCCCATGATCGGCATCACCCCCACGCCCGCTTCGGCGCAAGCGGCATAGACCGCTTCGGTTTGCCACCCGGCGTCGATCACGGTCAAGCTGCACGTGAGGACCTCGCCGTCGGGCAACAGATATTCGGTCGCCCTGGTCGCTTCCATCCGCGACAGGATCGCCCGCCGCACGGCCAGGTCGAGCCCCTCATCGCTGCCGTACTTCGTCCCGAGCAGCTCGTGGACGCCATAGTCGATCGTGTAGATGCCCAGCCCGTCGGGACGAAACGCGCGCACCACCCAGTGCAACGCCCGCTTGTTCAGGTCGCCGCCTTGCACGATCAGCGTGCAGCCAGGCGGGACGCGCTGCCGGTCGAAGCCCGATAGCTGCCGCTGCACGCGGCTGGCCGTGATGCCCGACTCGACCGGGCCGGCCTCTTCGGGCGGATCGTTGTCGAGCTCTTGGGCGACGGCCTCCGCGGACGTGCGGGCCACTTCGTTGAAATACCACTGGAGGGCTGTCCGCTCGCCGCCCGGCTTGCGCCACGGGTTGGCCACCACGGCGCCCGCGTTCATGGCCGCAAAGTTCTTGCCGTAGAGGTTGTCGGCGAGCGTCGTCGGCCGGTCCTCTGCTTCGTTGAGCCAATCCTGCCGCCGCAGTTCGACGTACTCTTGCCACAGATCCTCGCGCGTCGGCTTCTCGACCAGGAAGCGAAACCGCTTGGGCTTCCACGACGGCTTCACCTTGCGATCGGTGAAGCGGTCCGACACGCTCCCGCGTCGCTGCACGGTCGTCAGCATCACGCGGGCCACGCGCCGCTTTTGGCCGCTGAGCTGGGCGATGCCCGTGTCGATCTTCCACTCCAGCTTCTTGGCCAGGTCGGGGTTGCTGGCGGTGACGGCCGGATCGGGGTCGTCGATCACGGCCAGGTCGGGACGCTGGGCCTTGCCGCCCACCTTTGCTCCGCGGACCGCGGCGTCCAGGCCACGGGTCTGAATGATCGCGCCGCTGGCCGGCGAGCCGGGGACGGCCGGGAGCGTGATAACGTCCTTCCGCCAGGTGAAGGTGCTGCGCGCGGTGGCGAACGGCTCGCCAGTGTCGTGACGCTGGCCGCTGACGAGCTGCCGCGGGGCACGCTGGGCGATGCCCTCCAGGGCACGGATGGGGATGCAGACTTCGGGATAGTCGTCGGCCAGGCGGTCGTTGTTTTCCAGCCGCTCTTTGATCGCGGCCATGCTGTCGCGGGCCAGCCCGCCGGTCGCTGCGAACAGAATCGCGTA